CAATAAACAAATCACCTTGAACACCAACAGTCTTCTTACTATCGTGAAGACGAACTGCAAGTTGTTTGATCTCACGATTAGATACTGCAGGAGATCCACCAGCAGTAACATCTTTCACCATACCACGCACATCACCAATGACGTGAGTGAAACGATCATACTGCTTCCAAGGTTCGCAGACATTAACTTTCAACCACTCACCAAACTTCTCAGCATCTAGATGATAGGCAACATCAGTATCTGGATAGAAATTCCTAAACTTATCATCTTTGTTATCATACTGCTTGTTCTTCTTTGCCAGAAAAGTGTTCTCACAGTTATAATATGTCGCGAATCCATCAGGACTGTTGTACAGTTCTTCGTCCTTACCAATAGATGCCTGAATATCAAAGAAATCTTCAATACCTGAGAGAGTATTGTAAGTGTCGTAAGGACCAAAAGGATACTGGAATGTCGAACCTTCGTTATCCCTAAAGTTAGTGAACTGGATACTATTCTTGTAGGTAGCATTACACGCTGCCATCCAGTCTTCATCTCTTAGACCAAGGGCACGAAGATACTTATTAAAATGCCCAAGCGTAGATTCTCCAACACCAACAGGTTTAGTTTTTGCACTTTCAACTAGAACCACATTGATCCAGGGGCATAGCTTCAAGATTGCAGCGCAGGTCATCCATCCAGACGAACCACCACCAACAATCACGACATTGTTAACTTGCATAACTAATCAATCTTTTCCCTTTATATAGGCATAATCATAGCATAAAAAAGATGGGTTGGAAACCCATCTTTTGTTTAGATTATGCTTAGTATCACTCAGGAAGTTCTTCGTAGGTACGACCCCAGTTAGAATAACGCTCCCAGCAGGGAAGGTCGTTACCAGAGATCTTCATCGGACGAGTAGTTGAAGGTTCAACGTTATCAGACATAAATTCAGCAATTTCCTCTTCTGTCATTGTAGGATCCATCGGTTCCTCAAAGTCAGAAGGACGAGGAGTGAACTCTTTGACGGTCTTGATATGATTAAACCACAAAGCATCATCTGCGTCAAGTGCACGACCTGCTTCAAGATCTTTAAAAAGCATATCAAGTTGCTGCCCAACATCACCGTAAGCAACACGACGAGTAGTAGCAGGATCAGCGTATGTTTCCTCACGCTTCACCCAGATCATATCCTCAGCAGAGGGAGACCACTCAAGGGTCCAAGTTTTAGTGATGTCATCGGGTGCATTTACCCACATTTGACCACAACCACGACCCAGGAAGAGAGGATATTCTTCGCCAGGTTCAACGATGTCAGCGACACCGCCAGTGAAATCCATTAGTGCTTTCTTCATTGCTTCCCTTGATTACTTGTAGTTGATAACAGTAACGACACCATACTTGCCGTTAGATCCACGGAAACTATGGAAGTGACCACCCGAACCGCCTGCACCATATGCAGCGTGGTCTTGGTGGTTGTGAGAGAAGTTGCCACCATTGGGCCAACCTGCTGCCACAGAACCGCCGAAGTGAGAAGGACCACCAGTACCACCGCCGTGAGCAGCGTGAGACTGACCGCCACCACCCCAGATATTCAGGTCACCGCCAGAACCGTTTCTGCCGAGACCACCAGAGTGAGAGTTGTTACGAGCAGCACCGTGACCACCACCAGCAGACATATAAGGTCCGAAGGAGGAAGAACCACCATCACCACCACGGTTGAAATACCAGGTTCCACCGCCACCACCACCAATGGTGATACCAACAGAGGAGATGTTAGCAACAGACATCACACGTTCGGAGTAACCGCCAGCACCGCCAGATTCGCCGTGACCAGCACCACCTCCACCGCCACCTTGGACGCGAACGTGAATGTACTTAACACCAGAAGGTCTGTTCCAGGTACCATTACCTGTCCAGACTTGCATAGAACTGATGTTTTCAGAACTCACCGATGCCCAGGACATCGAAGAACCATCGGTTGTCAGAAATTTACCAGACTGTCCAGACACACTCGGCACAATCTGACCAGAGGAACCTGACATCGTACCATTGACGGTCAGGTTACTAACAGTCAGAGTACCATTAGCGGTAATGTTGCCCGATGCAAGGGTAAAACCACCAATACCAGACAGGTCTCTAATAGATGCAACTTTGAGTGTACTCATTTTACCTGTGAATCTTTCCTAGATTATTTATACAATTATGTAGGTGGAACAGGACGAACGTACCCTTCTGGGTGATAAGGTTTGTCTCGTTCCCATTGCTCATCGTCAGGATAGTATCCATCGTGATAAACAACTGTCCCAGGTGGATTCTCCATCTGGGTAGTCACATCCTCATAATTGGGGATGTTAATGCTTGTTCTATGAACAATATTTGTATCACCCTCTTTTGCCCACACTTGAACTGCATATTCCACATCATTGTCTAATGTAGGTAAGCAGCAATTCATCAAAAACGGACAATCGTTAGCGATAATCTTATTTAGATGATCTTCATAGACTACAGTTGCGCCCTGACTGACGACAACACCAATGTGTAGATCATCAAATGTGCAAATATGATGTCCATTTCTCCTAACACCAACTCTGATGGTAAGATCTCTGGACTTTAGCAAACTGAAACTACCTGATTCACAGGTTCCCAGTGCTAGATCAAAAACAATGTTAGCAGTATTTTTATCCTGCCATCCATCATCTTCAGTTTTTGGATCGTAGATTGATGCTGTTGCCATTACACCTCATAACAGATTGTACAGATACCAGTACCGCCATTAGGTTGTGCAGCACCATTTCGGAAACTATTAGTAGTATCTCCAGGTGTTTGATAATTACCATTCGATATCTGACTATTTAGAGTATATGGACTATTTGCCCAACTGTTGCCGCCACCTCCGCCAGCAGCACCATTACAATCGCAACCTGGGTTTCCGCCGCAGTTACCAGCATTGTAACCGCCACCGCCACCGCCTCCACCAGAAGCGTCGTTACCAGGGCGACCACATTCGTCACCATTCGTATCACCATTAGAACCAGCACCACCACCGCCAGAACCACACTGACCGTTCTCACCATTCTGACCGCCTGCACCGCCTCTACCAGCACCACCACAACCTTCGCGACCACCACCTCCACCGCCGCCTCCAGCGACTTGGAGAATGTTACCACTATTCATATTAACGCCCAAAGGAGAAAACAGCATCGTTGCTGCGCCACCTCCACCACCACCTGCTGAACAACCACGGCAGGATGCGTGTGTACCACGACCACCAGAACCATACCCAGATCCGTTGGAACCATTGCCACCGCCGCCCCAGCAACCGTAGCAACCGCCACCGCCGCCTCCACCGCCGCCGACATATGCTCTCATCCTGCCGCCTGCGGAGATCCAAGATTCTTGCACCTCAATCTCACTGTATGACATACCACCAGCGCCACCGTCAGCGCCACCTTGACCACCTCTACCGCCAGCAGCACCCCACATCCAAACGTAGATGATACCACCAGCACCATCACGAATGTAAAGACTATTGTCTCCACTCGAAGTAAATCTATGGCACTTTAGTTGTTTGTTATTAGAAGGGTGTTGAGTTTCAAACACAGCACCATTATTATCAGCAGTAATTCTAGGTGTGCCTGCTGCACCAGATCCACCACCTTTAGATCCGAACGATGATGATAGTGGATTAAAATTACCAGAATATCCGAGTTGCGTTGACATAATCAGGAGTAATTAACAGCAGAACCGAACACTGTGTATGAGTGAAGGTTAGTATTGGTAGTGTATGCCAAGGAGAATGAACATACAGCATAGGTTCCATCCATACCAGGAGCAGAACCACCACTCCAGTATATAGACGTGGACTGACCGTTAACACTAATAGAAGTTGGCAAACCAGATGCTCCCTGATTCTTCACAACTACAGTAATACCATAACCGTGAGGACCATCGGTAGGAACATTACTAAGATTCAAAGTAAAGTTACCACCACTAGTTTTGTTAACCCAAATGGTATTACCATTATTATAGTCGTGATTAACTGTACCAGATGCTGTGTAGTAATAAATGGTTTCTTTGGTCTCACTGAAGTGCAGGATTCCAGTGAATGTACCGTGACCAGATGTGATGTCAACGAACTGTGCATATGACAGGTCGTCCTGACCCATCACCATCCAAGTTGCACCATTCTCAACAGTAACAGTGTAACCTTGATCAATTTGAACAGGACCAGCAGTGAAACCATTAGTATATTCCACACCACCATTGAATGTAGGTCCAACAGTGATGTTCTCACTAATGTTTGTTCCGTTTGTTCTGATGATAGAGTTTTCACCAACAGAAGGACCACCGCCACCAACATCATCCCATCCAGGGTTACCAGCGTTAGCATCTTGCAGGTAGATCTGTGCTTGGTCTTCTGTCGTGTTATAGACAAGTGTACCAAACGCAGGTGTACCCAGAGCGTTAATCTGCGACTGGTTTAGCGGAGGAAGGTTAAGTTGTTCAGTAATAGACCACGCTTCCACCAGACCTCTGGTGGTCGCCTGAATCTGGTTACCGTTAATCTTGGTTGCCATAGGAACCTAGCCCTGTTCTTATTAGTATTTAGATAACGAGTTCTCTGATTTGAATCACGTCACCAGTTGCAGGGGGAATGCTAATACTAAAGTCAACCGAATTACCAGACACCTGATAATCCACTGTAGGAATTTGGATAACACCATTCAAGAACACAAGCACAGAGAAAGATGTGTGTCCAGGTGAAATAGCGAAGGAAGAAGTTGATCCATTACCATTATAGACAACACCATTGTTGCCATTGGCAAGACCAGTTGCGAGTCTGTACTTATCAGCAGCACCATAGTTACCACTGACATCCAGGTTGCCATCAATATATGTATTACCCGAAATCTTCATCCTGTTGGATGCATCGGGTGCCATACCAATACCATAGTTAGTAACACCACCAAACCTACGAGCAGTGATCGGACCAGTGTCAGTCATACCAAACTTGTACCAAGTACCAGTTTCATAGATCCAACCCAGAGAATCACCTGCTTGCCAATCAATGTTATAGATAATATCACCATCGTTAAATGCAAGTGACGAGTCAATATCTGGTTGACCTGTTCCATCATCTTCTGCTAGGAACGTCTGCCTTAGTACAGTACCATCATCGTTAGAATATGTCAGTTTGGTTGTCTGAATGTTTTCAGATGCAGTAATACGCTTCTGGAAAGTAACAGGACCAGAGAAGACAGATTCCAACTGGTT